GAGTAGAAGTATCTATCTACCTTTTCTGCACCAATACCAATGATGTTTTGACCATCACAAGAATAGAATCCATCATCTGATAAGAAGTATGTAATACCACCATATTGTGCAATAGAACCACCTTCTATACAGCCAATGTTTCTTGAAATTGTGTCAAATTGGAAGAATAATGGTGAGCCGATATATGACATACGAACAATGGCTTTTTCTAAGAATACTATACCAAATTCGCCACCTGTAATACCAGTAATGTCACCACCATCTGGAATATCTTGATAATCTGATTGTGATGCAGCACCTGGTGTCCAATCTGTAGGATCATTTATATCTGACCATTGCACTCGTGTAGGATATGTACCTGCACCTATATTAGCACCTACTACAAAGTCACGAACTGCTGTAACGTATTTAGCAACTGGAGCTGCTGCAGCTAAATCTGCAAACAATGATGATGAGTTTACATCATAATATTGTATTTTTTCAGAACCATTAGCAGCTAGTGCATAGTTACCAAACTGAACAAATTGCCATCTGTTAATGCCTGTATAGCCACCTGATTTAGATACATCATCTAGTGATAAGTCTGAAGTGTCTAGTTTGTATAATTTAGTAAGACCACCTGCAAATACAGATACGTCATTATCTACTTTAGTAGCATATACGTTAGTTAAGTTTTCAGATGCGTCACCTGAATAGTTTACTGCTGACTTAAATGGACCATATCCTACAGCTAATGGAATAACATTATTAGCTTTTGATACTGCGTCTAAGATAGATGGTTGGTCAGGTAACCAATCTTTAAAAGCTATGCGTTGTACTGGCATATTAAGCCTTCATAATAAATGCAAGTGCGAAATATGGTACTAAGTTTGCATTAGTTCCACTAGAGCCTGTTGTGCTATTGGATACTGTAATTCCTGTGGTTGATGTAGAAGTTGTAAATGCAGATGAAGATTGTGAGTCATACGCTTCACCATTATCTGTACCCACTTGTGTTCTTTGTCCTTCACCATAAGAGTGATTATGACCAGGATCAGTTACTGTTGCAGTATGAGTATGACTTACTACGATAGCATCTTTACTACCACCTGTTTGTGTATCAGAACCTGTAACAGTTGTATATGCTGTACCAGATGTATCTTGGTATGCACCAATCACAAATTTGTTACGTAAGTCAGGAGTTCCGTTAGAACCATTACATAAATACCAACCACTAGGAATAGTAGCAATTGTACCTGACCACATAATAATACCACCACTAGGGAATCCACTTCCCCATGTTGGTGTATTACCTGAACCTGCTGATAATAATACTTGACCAGATGTTCCTGCTGAACCGTCTAATTTAAGTCCACCTGTAACGTCTAATGTACCAGATGCTACTAATGTGCCTGATGCAGTTAAAGCTCCTGCTACTGTAAATGGATCGCCACTTGTTCCTGCTTGTTGGTCTTTAAGTAAAGCCATAAGAGAACGTATAGCATTGTTTACGTTAGCTGGTGAACATCCTTCAGCAATATTGATATTGGTAATATCGGTATTATCTGCTGCGGTTGCACTAAATTCTGAAATTTTGGTTTTTGCCATCTTTTATCCTTGTCTTAACCATGTGTTAGTTCCTGGTGCGACTTCTGTCCATACATCTACACTAGGGATTGTATCTGTCCATACTTCACTTCCTGGGGTGACAGGAGTCCATCCTTCACCTTGTATTACTCCGTTTGCTGTAACTGTTGCTATAGGTGTGATAGATGCACTAGCACCTGTAACAATGCCACCTAAACAATATACTGTAGCATTTCCTACTATCTGACCAGAACCACTTACTTCATAACCTGCTAAACAAGACACAGTTGTTGTGCCTGTAATACTTGCAGAGTCTGTTCTGATAACTACATAATTAAGTTCTACTGTGCCATTAGCAGTAATACTTGCTGAACCACTAATCTCAAATGATCCTATTGCAGTTACAGTTGCATTACCTGTAATAGAACCTGATCCATCTCTTATGCGTAAGTAAACAGCACTTACATTAGCAGTTCCGTTTATAGAACCACTATTTAATCTAATTCTTGTTGCACTACCTGTAACAGTAGCGTCTGCTGTAATAGCAGCACTAAATGGTTTTATCGCATTAGCATTAGCTGTAACGGTTGCGTCTGCATCTATTTGAGCTGAGGCTAATACTATACCCCCTATTTTCCCTAAGGTGCTGAAGGAGGTTTCAGCAAAGGAGGTTATGCCAAACATTATTCACCCCAGTTTTGTGCGTTTAATACCTCTATAAGAGCTTCTACTGTTGTTGATGCTTTGATATCAGTTTCTAATCTGTTCGCTTCTGTGACGATTTGTGTGCGTTTTAGAGCTATTTCTTCAGGTATATCTACATTACGTTCAGCTTTACGGATAATATACCAATCTGTAGATGCTAGTAGTTTACCTGCTGTATCTTTGATTTGTGCAATAAAGTTAGACTTTAGACCTTTAGTAACATATTCTTTATTATCTATAGTTTCAGTTACATCTTCTAATGCTTTAGGGTTATTAATATCACCGTTCCAGTAAAATCGATCATCTGCACGAACAGGATCAGCTACCCATGTGATGCCAATAGCTAGTTTTTGCTCTTCTGTAGATTGATTGAGCCATTGTGGAGGATAAGTAATGCCATTTGCATCAGTAAATTGCACTCCTTCTGCCAAAAACTTATCATTTAAATAAAATGCCATACTAAACTCCTGTAAATTTATTTCGTTTTTTTGAATTTTCAGAAATAGTTAAATATTGTAAATTTTCTGAAACATGAAGCCCTGATACTAATTTTCCTCTTAAAGGAATAATGTGATCTACATGATAACCTTCTGGTCTATTCATATAAATTTCTTTTATTTTTTCTTTATCTGCCCATTTTGGACATTGTTGTTTTATAACTAATCGTCTTGTTGCGTTTCTTATTCTGTTTAATAATTTTACTTTATCTGGATTTTTTTTAGCCCAAGCTAAATTAACAGCCTTTACTTTTTCTGGATTAAGTTTCCATTTTAATCTACTGCGTTCACGTTGATTCTCTATATCATTTTTATATCTTTGTCTTGCTAAATTTTTGATACGTTCTTGATTATTTGTGTACCATATCTTTCTTTTTTCTTTTTCTTTAGCACTACATCTTTTTTGTTTTTTACATTCAACACACTCATTATTAGATGTATATCTTTGAGATATATGACCATTTTTACAAGGTTTACCTGTAAAATACATTTTAGAATTTAAAGGTGCTATTCTTGGTCTAGCCATACCTTATCTTGCCCTACAATTACTTGAAAATGGGTTTTCTGCAAATGCCATTACTATATATGTTCCACCTGAAGCATTAGAACCAGCAGCAACACTTCCTACTCTAATTTTAAATCCATTAGATAAAAAGTCCACAGAACTTTCTGTTCCTGAATATTCTGCTTGTGAAAGATTTGAGAATAGTAAATAATTAGCCATATTGTATCCTGTTCTAGCAGAGTCCCACATAAACCAATCTTGAGCAGAATCTGTGCGTTTAACTATAACAAATTTTGGTCTAAACCCTGTGTAAATAAATGGGCCGTCAGCACTACCGTTTCCAACATAGCTCGTAAACTTACTAAACCCTGCTATTTCTGCCCAAGCATAAATTACATAAGTTTTAGTGCTTCCATTTACTGCACTATCAGTTCCTAATGCAATAGTTGTTGATGTTGGTGATGTGTTATTCCATACTGTAGAGCCTGTTCCTGCTGCGTTAGTAGAATTTAAATTTAAAAATTTAGTATTACCTAAACTTGCATGATAATTAACCCACCCAATAGTTCCATCATTTCTACATTTAACCGCAGTAAAACTAGGTGCAACACCTAAACCATGTCCTACAGTTGCATTTGAACCACTACCTGTATAAGTCACTATACTAAACCCAGCAGTTGCATTTACAGATACAGTAGATGTAATAGAGCCTTGTGTGTTAGATGATGTTGAGCCTTGTCCAGCTTGCCATTGCCAACCTACCATTGTAGTGTTATTAGGATAATTACCTGTTCCAACACTATATCCATTACTATTAAATGATGTTAGATAAGTAGATGTTGTGACTTCTGCATCAGTTAAATTTGAATATAAAACTTTAGTAACACCACGAACAGCATCAGTTAATAAATTATCGCTAGTTGTGCTTCTAGATTTTGTCCATACAAGATCAGGTTTAAATCCTCCTGCATTAGTAATAGACTGTGATGTTCCTGTAGCAGTATAAGTTGTTGCATCCATATACTTATTACCCTGTAATATAGTAGGGGTAGGTAGGTTATATGTGTTTAGTGCTACATAGCCTGTAGGAGGTGTGTATGAGAATGGTCGTTGTCCGAAGTTAGCATCTACAATGCCATAAGAGCCTGTGCCATCTGTTGCTTTAGAAAACATTTGGAAATACCATGGTGAACCAATATTATCTATTGTATACCCACCTGAATTTCCTACTTGACTACCATTTCTATAATATTTTACAATACCTGTATCTGCATCAAATGCAACACCAATCACATCTCCAGCAGAATAAACAACACTTAAATTATATCTAGTTGTATTATTCCAAATAATTGCTCCACTTTGAGCAGATTGATAAGCATTTAAAAACCCACTTCCACTAGATTCACCATTTTGATTTACAGAACTGCGAGTGGGAACAAAACTTGTAACGCCAGCTTGCCAAGAGTTATCACCTATTTGAGATATAGTAAATTCTGCATACCACTTACCTGTAGTCATACCAATAGTTGATATTTGTCTAGACCAGTTAGCACCATTGTAATAAAGTCTTAAATTAGCATTATCAATAGTTCCAATAGTAGAGCCTGCAAGTGGGTTTATTACAGCATAATTAGCCACAGTCGCACTTGTATTGGTAGGACTATCTGTCATAGCATCATAGGTTGTGCCTGATGTGACAGATATGTTATTAGTAGTCCAGTAGTTAGTGTTACCTGAGAAGTCTTTACCTAGACCTGCGTTAGAACCTGATGTAGTAGCTATGTCAGAGAATTTAAGGTAGAAGCCATTAGTGCCGTATGTGCCAGAGTATGCTTTAGGTTTCCATACACCTGTGGTTGCGTCTGTTTCGCCAAAGTCTGAAGCAGCTTTTTGTGATCCGTCTATGAAATTTACTTCAGCCATGTAACCATCTAAAGGTAGATTTGCAACAGATGGATTCCAATTACCAATATAATGAGCTAAACTTCCTGTATTAATTTGAGTATTAGAGTTTTGAGATGGATAGTTTGCAACAGAGAAAGCTGTTACTTGAGTTCCATTTATATATAATTTAACTCTATTGGATGCTGTAGATTGTGTTGTATCTACTGCAACAACAACATGATACCAAGCACCAAAATCTCTATATAGTGCAGTTGTAGTTAATGCAGTAGTTCCACCAGCATTTGAATCATAAATATTTAAATTATTTCCAGTTTCAAATTCTAGTCCCCAATATACAGCACCACTTGGATTTGCAACAAAAATACCTTGTCTTACTCCTGATGCACCTCTTTTAACCCATGCACTAAATGTCCATTTTTGTCTATCTCCAGTACTTGCTGGAGTTCTTGATAGATAAGCAGATGCACTACTTCTAAAGCGAAGTGAGTTATTTACATCATATCCACCAGCAGAGATGGCATTGCTATTGTTTAATATAGCCATATTAGCTTAAAGCTCCAGAGCAAGTGCAATAAGCATTAGTTCCGTTATCTAAATATGAAATTAAATATGTTCCTGCTGCACTTACTGTTGATAAGAATGTTGCACTTACTTTAGTTGTAGCTGCTGCACTTACAGCATAACCACTAGAGTTAATAAGTAATACATAGCCTGATTGACCAGCAGTATGGTTAGTAAATGTCAAAGTAAATGTGCCTGTAGGTGTGCATACAAAGTTATTAGTAACTGATAGATCAAAAGAACCATCATTGTCAGTAGTAATTGTACCACGTTGTGAAGCAGTCCATGTAGATGCTGTGCCAGGTGCTGCATAATCTGAACCAGCAGAAGCTGCAGTAAGTCCAGTAGAACCATCACCTTTTTGGAGTGCTGTACTAGAAGTTAAGCCAATAACAGTATCACCTGACTGTAATTCTTGTATTGTTGTGCCATTTAGCACTAATGAATATCGTGTTGCCATAATTGTCCTTAACTGATTCCTACGTTAATTGTTGAACCACTTCTGTTTAATACAGGTAAATAACCATTAGCTAAAGCAACGTCAGCAGTTGTGGTATCTCTTTTTGTGACTACTAATGTAGTAGGTAAGTTACCTAAATAAATTGCTTTTTCAGCAGGATAAGTTACAAATACATCTTTTGTACCTGCACTAAAATCAACTGCACTTCCACTATTGCTAGACTCTAGTATAGTATCCCTAGATAAAGTCGTTCCTGAAGATGT